TTTAAACCTCGTTAATTTAATATCCAATAGCAAACCAATCTGCCGATGTATCAATAGGCAGGGTTGAGTTCATTTTGAATGTAAATTTTGTATTAGTTATATTAAGCGCTGCCAAATGTGTAGCATGATTGTTTACTGTCCGCATCTGATTCTCTGTCAATTGAATATTTAAAACCTTATTTGGAAATGCGATCGGAAAGACTATATCTGTGCTATTTTCGTCATGAATTACGGGCGTTTTACCCCATTGAATAATTAAACCATTAGGTAATCTAACCCACCCGTTTTGTTGCCATTGAGAGCGATAATCGCTAGTCTGCACGGCAGTATTTAAAGATTTACCGCTTGAGGAGCGAACATCTCCAGCACTATTAAAGTCGCCATTATGCTCGAAAGCCCATATTTTGTTAGAGCCATTATCCTCAATAAGATGGATAATTCCGCGTCCAAAGCCATCACCTGCACCTTGCTTGGTCGTGTACCCGAATGAAAATCCAGTACCATAACGTCCTTTTGAGCGTACCAACCCTTTGACAAATGGATGATACGTATCACGGTCTTGCGACCCTGTAGTCTCAACCATAAACGGTGCGCCGCTAGTATATTGATTAGCATAAGCGCCATACCCAAAATGTTTAGATGAGATGCCCACGGAATATAAAATGCCAGTTAATCTATCACCAGATTTAGATATGCGACCCTCAGCGTTGTTGTTAGCATTGTTTGCGCTTGTTTGCGCTGCATTAGCTTTCGACACTCCATCATTTGCCGTGCGCTGCGCCGCATTTGCGCTTGTTTGCGCCGCATTAGCTTTCGACACTCCATCATTTGCCGTGCGCTGCGCCGCATTTGCGCTTGTTTGCGCCGCATTAGCTGCCTCTTTTGCTTCCGAGGCTTTATCGTACGCTGCTTTCACGGCCTTTGGTGTTGCGGCTTCTTGCTCGCTATCATTTGTAACTTGTGAGTTAAGTTTAACAATGCCTTTCCCTAATGTTGTTCCACTAGGTAGCTTATGCGTATGTCCATCCTGCTCAATCGCACTAACACTGGAGTCGGTCAAATCTTTCGGCGCTGCTTTTTTACCTAATAACTCTAAAGTCTTTTTAAGCCAGGATGTGCGGTTGGCAAGCTGTTTAATTGGTCTATTTGTAACGCCATTCTCACCGCCAAGCACAGGGTCGTTTTCTTCAATTTGATAAACTCCGTCTTCCCACTTTTCTTGTTCTTTCAGGTTAGCCATAAAACATCCTTAAATGAGGTTTAAATCTAGTTTGAACCGTGGTTATAACTGCCGTTATAACGGGCTTTGTTGTTGTAACGTAGCGGTACAGATTTATAATCCAGTACGGCTAATGTGCAACGTGCTGGGGCGAAATTACGTAAAATCTTACGTAGTTGTTGCGCTTGGTCATTAGTAATCGGTTGATTTAGTCGAATGGCGTAATAAGCCCATTTATCACTTAACGGTATCGTCTGCACAAATTTATGTTCATAAGTCCGTGCTTTTAACCCTTCATCGATTTCAATTTCACCGAAACCTAAGTGGCGCAACACTTCACGAATCGACCAAGGCGTGCCTTTGTATCGGTGCAGTTCAATAGCCGCTTTGATTAAACTTCGTTTTGAATGGTCGTTTTCCGCTAAAAATGCACCGTCGTAACCTGTTACACTCCATTTTTCAGCTAGCAATGAGATAAATTCATCATCAAGCAATTCGACCAAGGTCGTCATCACCTTGCTTTTATCCAACGCATTCATTCGCCAGCTTAAATCTGCCAAGGCTTTGTATTTGGCTTCACGCTCAATCACATCAGCATAAGTCAAATTAGCCATTGCTACGCTCCGGTGTGACTTCAATATTGATAGCAGTGCAGTTTGCCCATTCGGTTTCACCTACGATGATTTTTGCCGGGGCAATCAGATTCACGTCATACACGCCATCGACACGCAATGCGCTGATAATGGCAGACGGCACAACGTCAATGCCGAGTTTTTTGGTTTTATCGGATAAATACAGTTGCAAGGCATCACGGGCTTTGGTTTTCACAATGTCTTCGCGGTAGCCGTCTAGTAGCGTTAATGTGGCATTGATTTGGTAATCACGCTTAGTCGGTGCAATCACTTCGACGGTATCGCATAACGGACGACGGCGTTCCGGGCTAACGTATTGCTTTACATCATTAAGCAAACGACTGTCTGGCAAGCCTGTTTTTGTGAGCACGGTAATGCGCACTAAACCGCCACGTGGATTGGATACATTCACATCGGCGATGTCTTGTGACACGGCGCGGGTGTGATAATCGTAAGCGGCAATCGAACCGCAACTGGTAAATGCTTCCGGTGCGGCAAGAATTCGCTTGCGGTAGTCGTCATCTTCTTCGCGCGCTAAACCGCCGCTTGGCACATCAATGTTGGCGATAGTGATTTCACCTGAAAAATTGACCGCACTTTTGAGTGTTTTTACACGCCCAAGCTCCCAACCATTGCCGACTTTACCAGCTTTATTACAGGCGGCTTCGATTTCCACATAAGAAATCAGCGGAGTGATCACATCATCGTTGAGCGTGATGAATTCAATATCATCGGTGACGGCAACGCGCGTACCCTTCGGGATTAAAACAGACGGGTGATCGCCTGTGATACTAAAACGTAAAATCGTGCGAGCCGGTTTATCCAATAAACGATAACAACCAAAGGTTTCCCCGCATAAATCCAAAGCAAGCCCTGTGGCGTATTGTGGAAAGGTTTGGCGAAAGGCTTCGTTAATACCTTGGCGCGCTAGGCTCTCACGCAGCGCATACACGTTGATAAGTAAACGTTCAATGTGTGCCGGTTGTAAGATTTTGCCGGTACGTTTTTCATACTGCGCAATAGCGTCGCGCAAAATGCTTTCTACGTTGTCATCAACGACTTTCACATCATATCTATTCATTGGGCGACCCTCGTTGAGTAAATTTCGCGATACACATCCTCGGTAAGCGACCAATAAATCACAAATTCAAAGTGCGGAGCCATGCCGTCAACGTCCACTGAATCAATGTTGATGCGTTTTTCCCAACGTTGCAGAGCAAGTGTGATTTCCCGCACAATGTTGGGAATGGCAATGTCTTCCGGCTGGTCGATATATTGAAAGTGATCGGATCCGAATTCAGGACGCAACACATCTGTTCCTTTCATCGTGGAAAGAATATGGTCAATGCACTGATGAATGTCATCAACGCCTTGCACCGTCTGAGAATCAAGACTTGGTGCAAGTTGCCAGTGTGTTGTGAGGAGTGTGCTTTGTGTGTTCATAGCCTTGATGATACAAGGCTATGAGAGGGCTGGATTTTAAACTGATTTAAAGAATTATGACTGTGCGGCGGAGGTCTGTTTGCCATCGCCTTGTTCAGTGTGCTTATGTTGTTTCAGGCTGATATTGTCGGCTTTCACATCACCGCCCTTGGTTTCTAACGACCCGTTAATGATTGCCGTCGCACCGGAGCCTCCGCCGTTACCTGTCATGCCTTTCATATAGGTTAAGGAGCCACTCACCAGCAGATTGCCGGTAGTTTCGGTTTCAGGGCAATCAATGGTGACTTTCGAAGGTGACTTAATCAGAACATCACCCACGGCAGACACTTCGACGTTGCCACTTTTGCGGTCGTGCTTAATTACCGTGCCGTTAGAAAATTTCTTCATCCAAATGTTACTGTCGCCCGTCGGTGTCGGGTCTTGCGTGTTGTAGATTGCGCCTAAGACGCAACCACCTTCACCTCGCGCATCGAGGAGTAATGCGACCAATTCCCCCACGTCTGGCAGGCAATAAAACTGGTTCCCGCCTGCGTTAGGTGTGAGATACGAAAGCCACGCGGTTTCCAAGTCTTCAAGCGCAGGAATTTTGCACCGCACTTTATGGCTTGCTGGGTCAACAGCGGACACAATGCCTTCTTGATAGGTCGCACCAAAATTATGGGTGTTCATTATCTCGCTCCTGTGTTGTCTCACTTACTGCGCTAGTGTTAAGTAAATCATCCGGGATAAATTCCAACATTCGCACTTCAAGGCTTGTGGTGTAACCACCACCCCGTACGATACTGTGACGGGAAGATTTAATCAGGTATTTACCGCTAAAAATACCTAAATTACGCAGGGCGAGCGTACTGCCTGCCACTAATTTCGGATTCCCGATCACCGTGATATTGCCCGCTGTCTGGTCGTCATTTTGTTCCGCTAGTGCGGCATCAGCACGTGCGTCAATTTGCTCTTGCGTCTCACCGCGTGTCACCACTTTCAGCGTGTCACCGCTTGCACTTTGCGCCTGCTTCATGTTTTCGCGAAGTGCCTTGGCTTTTTTGCGTTTTTTAATGACTTTTTTGCCGTTGGCGTCATAACCGCTGACATCCACTTCTTTCGCTGTGTCTTTGATTCGGTCTCGAAGGCTGATAGAAATCGTGTCTTTTTCTTCCAACGTCACCACCGTTTCGCTTTTGCCCAGTTCGTCTTTATCGGTGAAAACCAACTGCTCACCCACAATTTTGAAACTGTGGTGATATTCGCGGGCAAGGCGCGCCAAGAACTCCACGTCGCGTTCCTGATATTGGGTTGCGCGCTTCACCGGGATATGTTTAATCGTACCGACCATTTTCAGTTTCAAACGCCCGGCAATAATGCCGACGATTTGTTTTAGTGTCGTGTTTTCGTAGGCTTTCGGCTTTAACGTGCGGTTTGCCTGAGCAATGCCGGTGCTTAATGCCTTGATTTGGATATAGGACGGATGGTAGTTGTATTCCACTTCGTCAATTTCAAACGCGCCAATGTCGGTGAGCTGTGCGCCTTTGTAGCCGATTGCCGCTTTGAGCTTATCGCCTTGGGTTGGATACCACTGCCGAATCCACTTACCGCTAATGTCTTCAAAGGCAACCGTCAATTCGTCCGATTCGCCCTCCAGATTGTCGGTGTAAGTCAGCTCAAGCAAATGCGGTTCAATATCTGCCGTGATGTTGGTTTTGTCATACAGCATGGAGAAATCAGGCATTGGAACGTTATTCATCACCACCTCTTAGCCATGGCGGCATAGAATCGTTATTGGTCGGTTTAATGTCTAACACCGGAATATATACGGTCGCGCCAGTGGGCAATACTTCGCACAGGCTAATATGCGGATTCGCATTGATAATACGCGCAAATTCCAGCGCATTGCCGTAGTAGTAATAGGCGAGATTATCCCAGCGTTCACCTTGTTTTACGGTGTGTTTAAGTACGGTCTGCTGTGTCATGTGTCACATCCTCGTCTTCGCGTAAAACAATCCATGCCGTCATAGCGGCGACAGGTGTGGCCGCATTGTCAATGCGTTCGTTAATGTCGCTTAACGCATTATCCGCAGGCTTAAACCAGTCGTCCCAGTTACTGCCGTTAGATTGACTGCCAAAGGTCAAACTGTCTTTCATAACCATTAAATCGGAATAAATACCGTTGGCTTCTTGGCTGAACTCACTGATTGCCGGCAAGACATCACGAATGCCTTCGAACAATCCGGACATTCCGGTGAGTTCACCGAAACTGCCCAACGCACCGTCTAAATTGCCCAACACGCCAGGCAAATAGGCAAGAGCTGCCATCGGGTCATCGGCTAATTGACGTACGATGGCGATGGTGTTTCTGACTTCATCTACAATTTGTCTGCCTTGATTAAACAGTTCTGCGCCTTTTTGCACGGTTTTTTTTACTTCGGACAAGGCTTTCACCGCACCTTCCGGCAAGATAGACCCTAATAGGGAATTACTGCCTAAATTCAGTGCTGCGCCCAATGGGTTGTCGTCCATGTCGCCAACAAACTCGCGCAGGGTGATATTCATTTCGCGTGCTAATGCATTGCCGAACTTGTCGGTAAACAATGTCGCAGAGGAAATATCGGTGATCACAAAATTGCCTTTGTATTTGCCGCGTCCGATAATCAACGGCATGGCTTCCTGTTTAGCTTGTGCGGACAGCAAGGCTTGATAACGTTTTTCCACGCCACCTATTTTATGATGTAGACGAATGGCAAAAGAAAGCTCAGAGAGTTTTTCGCCCATAGCTTGCAAGCGCGGTTTGCCTTTTAATACGGCGTGTTCGGCATAATCTGCCGAGTGGGTTTCGTTGAAATCTGTTAAATCAACGGGTTCAAATGCCACATTTCCCAGCATAAAATACATTAATAGGCTCTCCGTTGTTGTTGGTCTAACACGCGTTTTAACATCATTTCGAATTCGCTTAAACTCATCTTTAAGCCCTGTTCAACTTGATTTAAAACGCCGTTTCTATCGCCGCCATTGACATTAATAGTCGGGTTAAAATGCACCGTAATGCCTTGTGCTTGCGTAGTTGCTGATGACATGACTTCTGCGCGGTTTAATGGCTGATAATTTGTAAGTAACCCGGTGTTGTGTGAAACGCCGTTTAAACCGACCGCACTTGAAAGATTGTCGGAAGCGTCTTCAGCCATCGGGATGGATTTATTCATGCCGATTGCCAAGCCTTCCACTACATTTACTCCGTAACTTTTAAACACACGGCTTGGCGAATGAATGCCGAGTTTTTCCGCAAACCAACCTTTAATGCCATCACCAAGGTCGGAAACGATTTGTTTCGCGCTTTCCCAAGCGTTTTTAATACCGTTCACCAAGCCGTCAATCATATTCTTGCCGAAGTCGCTAAACTTGCTTGGCACATCAATCCCAAACCAAGAAAGCACGGTAGAAAATACTTGCTGGAACAATCCTAACGGCGACCAGTCCAGGATTGTGGCGGTAATGTTGCCAATGCCGGAGGTGAAGAAATTACTAATGTTTGTCCATGCTTCGGAACAGAAATTCGTGATACTGCTCCAAGCAGAAGAAAATGCGCCTGAAACCGTTTGCCACAATTCAGCGAACCATGGCCCGATTTTTCCCCAGTTGTCATAAATCAGATAAGCGGCAACCGCAATACCGGCAATCAATAAGCCGATGGGATTAGTGAGTAAGGCTCGGCTCATCATGATAATGGCTTTGCCGAACATCATCGCGGCTTTGGCGATATAGCCAATTAAATAGCCGAAACCAAGAGATAATTTACTGATTGCTGAAAACAGGAAATTACCAAGGAAACCGCCCAAGAATTTGCCGAGTTTCAAAAACGGCAACAGCCCTGCAGTAACGAACGAAAACGCCGAATGCAACGTCAGCAAACCGCCGACCACTGCACCAACTCCGCCGCCAATGGTCAAAACCCACTCCATGAGTTGAGGATTTGTTTCTACCCATTCAGTAATGCTGTAAATAACTGGAGTAATATTTTCAACAAAAGACGTGATCACCGGTAAAAATGCCTTGCCAATTTTTTCAGCGATTTCGGTGAGACTATTTTTTAGCTTAGTGAGCTTGTTTTCCGTGGTGTTACTGCGGTTTTCAAACTCACGTTGCATGGAGCCAATATATTTCAAGTTACCGTTTGCATCGGTTTCTTGCAACAAACCCAACTGACGGTTGTATTCCCCAGTGTTTTGCGCCAACAGCAACACATCATCGGCATATTGTTTGCCGAACACTTTGGCAAGGAGCGGATATTGCTTATCCTTCGGCATTTTCTTCACTTTCTCAATGAAAGAGGAAATCGCGCCTTGTGCGTCCTTGTTCATTGCCGCCGCGAAACTTTTTGTCGTAAAGCCGAGCTGTTTTAATTCTTTCTCGTGTGCGCCTGCTTTGAGTTGCAGGAATGCTGATGACATCCCTTTTACCGCCTGTGCGGCGAGCTCAGGAGCCTTACCCATGGAAAGGAAAGTGGAACCAAGTGCGGCAGCTTGATTCTCGGATAGTCCGAGCATTCTTGTGTCGGAACCCACACGTGTGATGACATTAACAATATCCTTCGCTTTTGAATTGGCATTATCGGATAGGTGGTTGATGACGTCACCGAATTGCGCCATTTCGGTAATCGGTTTACCGAGTACGTTTGCCATGGTTGCCATGGCTTCACCGGCGTCACCCGCCGCCATATCGAACGCGACGCCCATAGTCGCCGCATCTTTGGCATAGCCTAAGAGATTCTCTCGTGCGACACCTGATTGACCGCCTGCGGCAACGATAGCGGCGATTTCTTCGCCGGCCATAGGAATAGTGCGGGTCAGTTTCAAAATATCATTGCCCATTTCTTTGAATTGTTCGGGCGTATCGAAATCCACTACTTTGCGCACATCCGCCATAGCACTTTCAAACTTGATTGCCGGGTCGGCAAGTCCGCGAATAGAACCCATCACAGCCGTGGCAGAAGACGCAAGGGTGCTAAAGCCCGCAAGCCCCGTTTTTGCCAACGCCCCCATTTTCTTGGTGGTGCTAAGGCTTTGGTCTTGTAAGATCTTAAAACTACTGCAAACAGAACGAATGCCTTTAATCGCACCGCTTACGCCCGCTGTGATCACTAAACCGATTGCTAATTTATTCGACATCGTTTATAGTCCCGTTTGATTTATAAGGAGGTGAAAATGAAAACTGAAAAACTGGTGGAGAGTGTGCAAGCCGTGGTGTTTTTATTTGCCTTTGGCGGTTATGGATATAGCCTTTACCACTTCTTATCGTTCTATACCCAAAACAACGACCTAAACTGGGTTTCTGTCGGGTTATCCGCCTTTTTATTTATGTTGCCGTGGGCATTAATCGGTGCTTTGCTTGCCTTTGCTGGGAAAGTCGCCATCACCTCCCTAACAGGGATTTTCACCACCGCCCAAACGCTGTTCAGACATTAAAAACAAAGCCGCTTAAATAGCGGCTTTTGTGTATTTGGCTTTTATTTGTCGGTTGGCTTGTTCCAGCCAACATTCCACTTCGTCCAAGGTCATATCTTCCAATTCGCTTGGTTGGAAACCGAACCAAAAGGCTAAATCAGCCAATGCCGCATTCAGGCTTTCCGCGCTTACTTTCCCTTTTGCATTTGCTCAATGATTTTCGCGGCGCGTTGGAAGTCCGCCATATCCATCTCATCAATATCTTCGGGGACTAAGTTGGTCACAATAGCCAATAAGCTTACGCTTTGTTCCGCTTCGGTTTTACCGGTCATTTTGCGAATATCGCGTACTTTCGGACGACGGATTTTTAATTCGGTGAGGGTGTTGCCTTGCCCATCTTGAATCGGGAAATCAAGGGTGAGAATAGTTTCAGACATAAAAAAACTCCTTTGTGAGTGCATTGTTTAATGTTCACAAAGGAGAATATCGCATTAGCCGTTTTATTGATTTTAAAGGCGTTTAAAGGTTTTTAATCCTTTATTGACCGATATTGGTGCGGTATTTTTGCAACACATCTTGACCGTTTACACGGTAGATGTTGGCAAGCACGTCCACAAACAACACTTCTTTTCCTGCCAAGGTTTGCTTGATGGAGTAAATTTTGAAGGTATCGGAATGCTCCGTTGCTTCTTTATTTTTCAAGCTACCGCCAGTAGTTTTATTGAATGCTACATTCATGATGGTCACCAGCGGCTCTTCGGCGGCAAGTCCACGCGAATCAAACACCTGCAAGTTAGAACGGGTCATTAATTGCACGTTTTTGTATGGATTGTAGGCTTTTGCGCGCACTTCAGGATAAAAGCTATCCCAAATAACTTCACCTTCCATGGCATTTAAACCAGCCGGCAGTTCTACCGTGCCGTGTAAACCCAAGCCTTTATGTTCAATGAACTCAAACTCAATGTCCGGTAATTTAAACTCTTTGGCTTTGCCTAAAAGGGAGTTTCCATCCATATAAGTGTTAGCGTTCACAATCTGATGAATTGCTGTACTCATTTATTCCTCCTTCTAACCTTGTGAAACCAAGTTCACTAAGTATTTACGGGTCATCACGGATTTATTGGAAATCAATTCCGCTGGGATTTTTGGCGTGTAGTCATAGACTAACGGCACATGGCCTTTGCTGAATTCATCCACCAAGTCGTAATCATGGTCAAGGCTGACGCTATAACCCACGATAGACGGCAATGCACGCAAATAAGTGTCCACGGTTTCGGTCAGACTATCAATCAATGCGTCATCAATTGGACGGTCAACATATTGCAACTCAGTACGTCGAATGCTTTCGTCGATTAAGTCACCGGTTCGCAATGCCGTTTCAAAATTGATAATGTGGGTCACGGTCGGGTAATTACTTGAGCGGTTACCCCACAAGCGGAAGCCCGTCCCGAAACTGTTGAAAATCGTGGTAATGCCTACAGCATTTAGTTGGTTAGTTTCCGATTGCTCATCGTCCACTCGGGCGGTGAGTTTCACTTCCATACCGATGACACCCTGCAATTCACGGTTAGAGGTCGAGAACCAGTAACCATGTTCGGTGTCGGTTTTCATGCGCAAGCCTGCCGCATGCACCGCCAAACTTTCCAATGTATTATTTGAGCCAATAGCGTACGGGAAGAAATGGCGCACACGTTCGGAGCTGGCAGAGGCGTTAATTGTACCTAACGGACCACGTCCCTGAATTGCTTTGGAAAGGCTTGTGCCTTTCGGTAACTGCACATAAGCCACAGCTTTCAATTGTTCCGCAAGGGTAGCTAATGCCGCCGCGCAACTTGCGGTTTTATCAAATTCAGGGCAGATTAGAATTTTTGCGTCCGCGCCGTAAAGGTTGAACCCATCACGCAATAACTCAAAACCTTTGCGTTTACCGCTTGCTGAATCAATGCCGCCTTTAATATCTTCTTCGGTGACTTTGCTTGGGTCTGCATAGTCGTAGGTGGCTTTTAAGGTTTCGTGTTTTGCTTTTAGAGTGATTTCACCCGTTTGCAAATCTACTGCATAATCGCTGCCTTCGGTTAAAGTATGATCTGCGGTTAAGGTTAAATTTAAAAGACCAGGATGCTCGGTTTTAGCGCGCAAGGTGTTATCGTCTTGCGTTAATACTTCATCGGTGACGTTAGTTTTGTGTTTGGTCGGGTCTAATACGTTGACCACATACACCTTGCCGGCTTTATAGCGAGCTAATACATCAAAAGCATCCGGCAGTGTAAAGCCTTTATCTAAGATCACACCGAATTGCGAAAAGTCTTTGGTTGTTTGGCACACAGTAAGCTCATTTACTGCGCCGATTGGAGCTGTGCCAACGATACCGATAATCGCACCGTCCACAGTTTCCACCGCAACAGAACCACCTGCCACGCGTGTCGTTTTCGTCCCATGATGAAATGCCATAGTTATCTCCTAGGGTTGATTAGGTTTAGAGTTGCCCGCACAGCGATAAAGTGCGGTGGTAAATTTAGGTAAATTTTCAGGCTCGCGCAGTTCCACTTGCCACGTTTCGGTTTGTACCATCAGCTGATATTGCCAAAGTCCGTCGGCTTCACCGGCGAACTCCTCACTGACCAAACTACAGGCTGTACAGTTGGTCGGCTTAAAGCCCACTACGGCAAGGCGAATTTTATCCAACATATCCACTGCGCCGTGGTCGTCATGCTGACTGCGGGCAATCACCGTGAGGGCAATCATCACTACGCGGCGTTGTTGGATAATATCCACGCTGTCAATGCTTTCAAACTTCGAGCCGGCATATTGCACCAGCACCGCACCAAATTCGTCGGTGAGATTGTAGTGTTCTAAATCATCAGGAAATAATTCAATGCTGAACTGTTCCGTTTTGTCTTCAATCCGCTTGCGGATGCTGTCTAAAATCGGGAGCGTAGCACTCATATTAATATCCTGATAAATCCAGTTTCTGCGGGGCTTTTGTTTTGAATTTAAGGGCGGACGGCAAGTTGTCGTCTTGGGCTGAACCGAGTTCGGTTAAACCAAGGTGTAATTTGCCGTTTTGAATCCGCTCCAAATCCTTCAAGGCTTGCGCATGGGTTTCTTTCACATTATCCGGAAAGCCTTTGCCTTCCGGGCGACGTGAGTACAACCAAAAACGCGCCAGTTGCAAACAGATATTGCGCACAAGGGTCGGCACTTGACTTAACGGCAACACATAACGCGAACGCAAATAGCCGTCCACGATTTCCGTGGCATAGGCGCAGGCTTTAGCGAGCACAGCAATATCTGCTTCGGTGGCACGTGATGTGTCGTTAGATAACGCAATCAACGTGCTTTCGCTCATCACCTCCGTTAAATCTTGTGCCGAGATGTACATTATTGCTCGTCCTTATCTTTGTTATCTTGGACGTCTTTATCAGCCTGACCGCGTTTTTTAGCTGTTTCCTGCGCTTTTTTCTCTTCCTCGGCCTTTTCCTTTGCTTCTTGTGCAGCTTTTTCAGCGGCTTCTTGTGCCGCTTTCTCTGCCGCCAAACGTTGTTTTTCGGCTTCTGCTTCAGCTTGCTGGCGCGCTGCTTCATCTTCATCTAACGCAATGTAAAGCGAGATTTTTTCCGCTTCTTCATCGGTCAGTTCGATTTTGTCGCCTTGCTCATAACGTTTACCGTTGTGCAAAATCGCCATAGCGGCAGCAACCAAATAGGCTTTTTTTTGTGTTTCGGACATGGTTATCTCCTAAAAAATAAGGTCAAAATCAACCGCACTTAAAACGCGTTTAAATGCGGTTTGAATCGGGTTTAAATACAGCCTTTGATTAAGTAACCAGCAGCTTTACCCACGATGTATGGTTTGTGAATATCGGTGGTGCGCACCAATTCCACTTTGCCACCCACTTCAGTATAGGTGTCCACGTATAAACCGCCTTTACGACGCACGGTGTAACCGAACGACGGCTCATAAATGTTTTGTTTTTTCTCTTTGGACGGTGGCGCAACATACGCAATCACAATGGCTTTCGACCAGATGTCTTTTAAGTCACCGCTTTCTTCGTACACCGCTTCACCGATGATCACTTTGTCAATTTTCACTAAACGGGCAAAGTCTTCCGGTGTTAATACCGCCGTGGAAACGTATTTGATTTTTTCCAACACTTTCGGGTGTTCGCTTAACACTTCCCACACGTCGCCGGAGATGGCACAAACGTTCGGTTTACGACCGGTTGAACGTTTAATAGCACGGATACCGGCTTTAATTACGCCGATAGGGTCAGAACTCGGGTCGGTAAATTGTGATGTGCCGCTCAAGGTCACTTTGTTGGTTTGCTCATAGTTAGCCTCGTCTAAGGCTAAACCCGCACAATATTTTTCACGACCAAGCGCAATCACATCTTGAGTGACACCTGTGGCGTATTGGCGCAACGGATACACATCTTCAGTTTCGTTGATTTCGCGGATGTCAATCGGGTATTCGATGTCGTTTTCTTCCAACACCACTGCGATGGAACCAATGTCTTCCGGTGTTAAACGGTTAGACGCCGCACGCAATTCGCGTTTTGTAGTTTGTAAACGGAACGCCAAACGACCGAATGTCGGGATTTTGCCGCCTTCTTTTTTGCTTTCGGCAATCGGGAATAACACTTCGGAAATCATGTTGCCGTTGTAATAGCCTTGCGCGAGTTCGGTTAATACCGGGTCAACGACGCGTTGTTTTGATAAATCAGTCATTGATTTGCTCCTTTATTGAGTGATTGCGTTAAATGCGGCTGTGTAATCCACATTGTGTTCTTTCATGTAAGCACGGACTTTTTTGTCCATGTCGATGGCGTCAGCTGACGTGCCTTCGGCATATTGCACTGTGCCGTCTTCTGCGCCTGCGGCTTTGTCTTTGGTTGCCACTTCGCCAAATTCAACAATTTGCGGCTGAGCTTCCAAAAACGCTTTGATTTTGCCGTGCAGGTTTTCACCTTCACCAAACTCAACCACGCCACCTGCGGCAGTAGTCGAGCCGTAATTCAATAAATCGATGGCTTGTTGTTTCGCCACCGGGGCAAGTTTGCCCGCTTTCACTAAACCTTCGGCAAAGTCGGCATTGTCGGCTTTGGCTTGGTTAAGTTGCGCTTCAGCTTTTTCGGCTTTCAACTTTTCGTTTTCTGCCTTGAGCTGTTCAATTTCTTCAGCTGTCATTTCGGTTTCTCCTTCGGTTGATTGAGGGTTTTCTGAAGTTGGATTCGGTTCATTGAAGTGAGGAATGCCCGCTTCGTCTTGTTGATACCGTTTTAAATCATTGCGAATGGATTCTTCCTGCACGCTTGCCACTAAATAATCCGGCACGGCTTTATCCGCTTCTTCCTGCCCGTGCGTGCCAATAATCCAATCGCGCAAACGTCGCCAAAGGCTGGCTTCCGCCCAATCGGAAAAATCCACCACGCCTTGTTCGTTGTCGGCGAATTCGGGATTGCGCAAACCTTTTACTGCCGGCGGCATTGCACCTAAAAAGCCGACATGGCGTAGATACAAGTTACCCGGGCAAGGATTGTTCGGGCTGTCGGCAAGATAGAAAGAGGAAGAAATTTTCTTGAAGCGGCCTTTTTCAACCATCTCCGCAAATTCTGGGTCGATTTGGTCGAATTCGGCTTTAAGTACATCGCCATCCAGTTCAAGACGTTTCACCCAGCCATAAGCGGGCGCATTGTGTTTAGGGTGTCCAATAACGGCTGGTGATTCGTGAAAATTGATGTTGTAAGCGTCAACGGCTTGTTGCAAATCGGCGGTGGTGATTTCCACTTCCACGCCGTTTGCGTCAGTGCGTTTGCCTGCTTTGAAAATTTCGATTAGTTGCATAAGGTATCCTCGTTTGAATACCGTTAGCATAGAGGGAAAAGAGGCGTTTGGATTTTAAACTGCTTTAAAGGTTTTGAAGGGAAAGTTGGGGCTAAAAGCAAATTACACTTTATCTTGAAATTTAAAACGCTTTAAATGCGGTTCAAATCGCTTAAATTCGATTTAAATTTTTTGAGACGATAAATCGTATTATTTTTAGATTTAAACGCCACAGCGCGAATTTGTGGCGTTATTTTGATTTTTAGTGGTTATCTTAAATCTTGGTTAATTTGACGTTGCAAAAGTGCGGTGGCTTTTTTCAGAAGTTTTTGTTCGTCCTGAGCATTCACCCCCAACCATGGACGCGCAGGAATTTTCACTTTCTTACCGCGGCCAGCATTACCACCAAATTGGTGCAAACGGGCATACTTTGCGTCACTGCCGAACTCCACCCCTTTGTCATCGTAATTATACGCCGTACGATCTGCAAGGTAGCCATCTTGCCGTAAAATCTTTGTACTTTTACCACGCTTTGCTTTCAACGCTTTAGTACGTGGTGAAAGCGCTTGCCAGCGTTTGCCTGTCGGTTCAACTTCCGCTTCAAAGCGTGCCGTATGAATTTTCTTCAAGGTTTCGCCCAACAAGCCATAAAGTTTGCGCGGATGTTGCAGTTGGTTCGCAATTCCGGTGAGCTTCTGAATTGCCTGATTGTCGTTAAGGATGATCTTTAACATAGGTTTTCTCTTGATTTAAATTTTGTGCGGGGGTATAGTGATCTTGCGGTGGGGGTTTCCTACTGGAAAGGTTGCTTGGCATAAGCCCGCATTATCCTGTTCGAATCAGGCAAGCCACTGCAAAAGGTTATACGCTGTAATAGGGGTTACCAACTGGAAAGGGTCCAGGGTCGAAAGACGGCTGATTATCCTGTTCGAATCAGGCAAACTATTACAGCGAACCATACAACACTTCAAATGCCCCAAGTTGGGTAAAATCTTCAACCACACTTGCTGTTCTAACAATATTCAATTTGTGAGCCAGTTTTTTACCACTTAATTCATCCTTGATTTTTACTTCATAGTCCATCTTAACCGCAACTTTGCCTTTCTCTGTTTCATAGACAAACAACAACGCGTCGCCAGCATTCTTATTGCGTTGCTGTTCTTTTGCTTGCAATAAAATGGCTTTCGGATGGCGTAGCTTTTCGGGCAACTGCTCCCAAAATTCTACAGGCAAGCTGATTCCCTTGGCTTGTTTGCTGTCGCGTAGTGCATGCAATACGTCATCATCACGCACCGCAATCACCGCACTTTGTGGGGCTTTATCTAAATTGTCTAATTTGGTGATCACGTTTTCCGGAATCACGCCCACATATTTCATGTTGCCACGTGCGATTTTTTGCGTGCTTACGGTATCCACCATGTCTTTCATCGCGCCGTTTAACAACACCATGGCTTTCGGATTTTTCAGCACGTCATCAATCAGCAGACTGGCTAAGTGCGGTTCTGCTGTCGTCATTTTTTGCAACAACAGCTTGTCCACGTCCACATCGCGGGATTGGGTGAGGCGTTCAAAGTTATACGGCGCAAAACCCACATCATAACCTTTTGGCACACGCACCGTGCGAGGATTACCGGAACGCACGCCCACCAGTTTTTCTTCCCATTCGATTTCAGGTGATTGGCTGACGGTTTTACCCATTTCGGCTAAATCGTCTTCATCGTAGGCAGTGACGGTGCAATGGCAGCCATAGGCTTTAATTGGATAGTAATACTGCCAAAATGGGTCGTCATAACGCAAAATTATGCCGTCTAACGCAATATGTTCTTCACGCGGATGTTCATTATCATGATGATTGTATTCCCAATAGGGCATAACATCAGCAAGATCCAAATGCTGTTTCAACCGTCCGCGATTATAGGCGGCGTAAACGTTGGTGTCATAAATAATCCGTGTGCGCCAGTTGCGACCTCCGTTATATTGCCAGCCGGTATTTGCCACAATCTCGTCAAAGCGCTTGCGAAAACCTTCAAGGGTTTCGCCGTTTTGAATCGCTTCATCCACCGCTTCGCGAAACGCTGTAAGCACTTCGTTACGATTCGCCCCGGCGACCATGAAGAAATAATCATGTTCTTCGCCCAGCACGTCTAAATAACTGTTGGTCGGTAAATTGAGTTTCTTCTCAAAATATTTGACCTGCTCTTCAAAAGTGAACTTGCTCATTATTTGCGCTCATCTTCTACGGATTGACGACCGGCAAAATGCGCGGTAGTTGATGCCCACGCCATCACCTTGCCATATTCGGCGAAACTCAATTCAGGAATTAAACTGTCGAGCTGATGACGGAAGTCTTCCAGGCTTTCCGCCTGTGAAAGTTGGTCTTTGATGGTTTGTAGCCACTCTTCGACGAACGGTTCACCTTCCACTTCCAGCTGTTCGCCGATACTGTCCACGATAGATTTCGGAATCGGCTCGGCAAAATCGGCGGTATTTTTCACCGCACTTTTATCCTGCGACAGAACCACAATATCGCCTTCTTCAAAACCATAGGTGCGCATTAAGTACTTTTCGGTAAACTGCACGCCCAAGCCCACCAGTAAACCGTCACGTTCCGCTTGGAGTTTGTCAATGCTTTCCTGTTCGTACAAATCAAAGGTCGGCAAGGTTTCTACACTGAAATTCAGCTCGCAAATCCACGCCAATAATTGATTGAATACGCCTTCAACAAGGCTTGCGTCGTCATCGCGAATGTCGAGTGTCACTTCTAAGCCTGCCGTTGCGCTGGCGCGGTTGGCTTCCGCCTCGGTGGTTTGATTTTGCCCTAATAACGCAATAGCAATTTCAGACTTGCAGTAACGCAGAAAATCATCAAACACTTGTGATGACCCGCTTTTACTTGCACTTTCCAACATGGAAATGGAGCTATCTTCTGGGATTGCCGCCACCGCCGTGCCAAGCATTTCTTCCATGCTGGTCAACAGTTCATTAATTTCATGTACCTGCGCTTGGCGAGGGTGTTTACCTACCAGCCAAGGCGAGCCGTATTTTTCCATGAACTCCAGCCAAAATTTGAACCCGCCTTTCTTGAACGTTGCCGCCCAAAAACACATAGCCAGGTCGGCACGTCCGTAAGGATTCATATAGTCCGCTTGTTGGGTAGCAAGCAGGAATTTTTTCTCCGGCACAAGGTCGCCGTTGCGATTATCTTTGGTGCGGAGCATTAAACGGTTTTCTTCATCGAACACAAACCATTCCTGCGGTTTACCCACCACGGCAACAGGCAATAATAAGCCGTCTTGGTTTTCCCACATGACTTCCAAGGCTTGGTAGCCGAATAAAGTGGCATCTAAAATTTGGTTGATGATTTGGCTCACCGGCAAGCGGTCGAAAAGTGCGGTCAAAATCTCGTCCGTTTTTTCGTTACCGGTTGGGGTAATGCGCCATTCAAGCCCTTTGATTGCCGCCTTACGTCTGCGTACACAACCACCCACGTGGCTATCGGATAGGATTTCGCGGTAAGCCGAAATGTCTTTGCCCATTTTTTTCAAAACAGGATCAGGGTTAGGCAAATAGTGCATAAACGACCAGAAGTCGATAGCTTTGGCACGGGTGGCGATAACGCCGATTAAATCTTGTTTCTTCGCTGTCATATTTAATATCCTTGGGTCATTTTGCGACTGGCGCGCGGTTTACGGCTGTGTGCCATTACAGGTTGCATAACGGCTTCCTCAGCTGAAGTTAAAGCCAAGAAGCACGCCCACGTGCGGTCTGCGTGTCCGTTGCTGTCGCTTTCTGCGGTAAAGCGTGGCTGACCGTTTGAACTGGTCACTTTTTTGAGTTTGTGTAAATCTTCACGCAAATCGCTATTGCCTTGCGGAATGCGAATTTTGCGGTCTTCAAAGGCTGTTTTACCAATCGTCGCCATTTTGAGTTTGGTGGATACGTTAAAGAGCGTGCCTTGAATACGTTTACCGTGTTCATACTGCGCATCTTCCACCATTTTTTCACCCATTCCGGTTTGGTCGAGATTACCGCCCACAACGTGATATTGTTTCATCACTCGGTTGAGTTCTTCCAACTGCTCGCGCAATGGCACGCGTTTGAGTGTAATTAGCTCACGCGTCCAATAAATATCGCCGACCAACTCCAACACCCAAATGACGGTTAAGTCGCCACGCGCGGCAATATCCATCCCCACAAAACACGAGCCACCTTGATAGAGTTCAGGCTTGCCTGCGTCGGGGTGTTCCACGCCGTCGATAAGGTCGTAAGAAAGCCATGCACTTGCTTCGTCTAACCACTTGAGTTCGAACTCTTGCGCCCAAGCGTCTTCATCATTTAAACCACGACGAAGCTGTTCAACATCACGCGGCAATCCGTCAGCAACCGCCTGGTAAATATCAACTGTGTGGCGAGACCATTCTGTGTTATTGATATCGGTCATTAATTCGTAAAACTTATTCCCCTTGCCGTTTGGTGTTGATACCACACGCAATTTCCATCCGGCAGAGATTACCGGAAATAATGCTTTCCAAATTTCGCGGCTATCCGCATGGAAGGCAAACTCATCTAGGAATACATTCGCTGAGAAACCACGAGCAGTATCAGGGTTGGCGGGGAGCGCGGTGATTTTTGAGCCACCAGGAAAAACAACTTCGAGCGCGTTGATTGTTGAATTAAAAGGCACTTCCAATACTTCACAAACCATCCCTAACGCTTCAAGGTGGCGTTTTACCCCTTCGTTCATCGCTTCTTTTGCCTGGCGCTCCCCGCGAGATAAAATAACCCAGCGCGTGCGTTCACCCTTGGCTTCTGCCGCTAAACAATCCATCACAATTTCAAAGGTGGTCGTAAATGTTTTACCCGTCTGACGAGCAAACATAGCCACCTTGAACCGACTTTTATCATTTAGCCAGTTTTTTTGATAGTTATAGAGAACGGTTTTATTCGATGCCATAAACTGCTTTTACCATTTTTTGCACATCTTCAAGACTCACGCCTTGTTCTTTCCCTACTTCTTCCACTGCTTCTGCAGCACGCTTAATAGTTTCCTGGCGTATTGCTTGCTCACGTTTAAAACTTAAACTTTCAGCCTGTTCTAAGCGTTGAATAGCAGACGATAATAATGCAAGGTCTTTTGGTTCGGCCTGGCCGTTTTCACTCATGCCGATAGAGGTTTCAAAGGCAAGATTCTTCACGATTTCCATGAGCAGTTTGCCAATATCGCTTTGTGGGGCCTCGCCGAATTGCTTCGTCCAAATCTCAGCGACTTCACGTGCATTGCGAATTTTGCTCGCCATTTGTTCCATGCGGCTGGCGTAACGGTTAAGACCTGTTCGGCTTAATTGATAGCTGTCATCTAACCCGCAATCACGGATCAGGTCATTAATCTCTTCAAGGATTTGCGCTTGTGAAAGGTGTTTGTCCCGCAACATCATTGCCAGTTGGGTTTTGATATTAGGTGGAAGCAAGTCCACTTTGCTTGCACGGCCGCGTGTATTTTTATCGGTCATTTAAACCTCCTTTAAATTGGGTTTAAATCTTTGGACTTGGCTTTTTTACGCCGTCCACAAAAGCGCGACCTTGTGCCACATCCAGCCCACGCTGCGTAATAGTAGCCACGAAGAAATCTTTGCCGTTATTGTTTAAACGAGCCAGCGTAATTAAGCCTTGCTCTTCAAGCCATAACAGGTGGTTTCGCACTAAGTCTCGGCTAATATCGTGGCCATACATATCTAAGCAATCATTTAAAATGCTTTCATTGGCATCATAACCACACTCTTCAAGCGAGCGCAGAATAACCAATCTTTGATCTTTGGTGAAAATATCTTGGCGCATCATTCTTTATTTACCTCTTTTTCAATTAACAACTTCACTTGATGGTTAAGGCTGCCAATGTTGGTATTTAATACGTCGGTTTTGCCTTTCATTTCCGTCATTAATAAACGCAAATCGGCCACTTCTTTTGAAGTTGGCAGATGTCTTAATTCGCCTTTAACTTCCGATAGGCTTTTTTCGTTGTTTTCAATCGCCTTGCGCAAGTCTGACACATCGGTTTTGCGCGCGTATTTGCTGTCCATGGTCAACCAAAAATAAGTCCACACAGCCCCGCCAATCGCCACAACGATTGCCCAATGACGTTGGATAAACTCCAGTGTTTCTAGCATTATTTAGGTTCCTTCTTTTGGCAGATTTTTTCATAAGTCAAGTTATGATTAAGCACCTGCCGTTTGGTTTCTTCTGTATCTTTACGGCTTGGATAAATAAGACCGAACGCCGAACATCCGCTAGTCTTCACGGAAATAACCTTTTGACTGCAGCTGCTCATCAACAGACTTGCTAGACAAAGAGCGGTTAGTTTCAGTAATATTTTTTGCAGTGTTTGCATTTTCTAACTCCTGGGCGACTGCAGCCGCTTCACGTTTTACGAATTCAATCTCTTCTTGTTGCTTGCGAATTTTTGCCGCTTGCAAGCGGCTTTGAATAAATCCGCCAACCACAAGGGCAAGCACCGCACCGATAACATAAAGATTAATCACTGCTTTCTCCTTGTTGTCTGCGATTTTGCATTGCAGTGGCAAAGCCTTTGGTTGCCGCGCCACCGCCACAAAAGAGGGCAAATGTCGTGAATAGTTCTGGTACATAGGAGCGATTTAACCATACGCAAAACACCAAAATCCCTGCCATGAGAAGCGCTCCAAAGAACTGGATAAATGCTGTAGTCGACAGGCGACCATCGGCGTTAGTGATAAGCTGTGAAAACATTAGTAACTCCAATATAAGTAAAAACTTTGTGCGGCGGTTGTACCGCCATTGATTGCGCGGTTGCGTTTTGCGTTGTTGCTTGGTTTGCAACGTGGGGCTTTGTAGTTTCCCCAACCTTTCTGGGCGGTGGTGTTTTTTACGCGTTTGCTCATTTGTCCCCCTGAATTTGTTGGCATTGATAGATGGTGCTACCAACACTAAATTTGCCGTATGTTTGGCAAGTATCTTCAACAGCCAGCATCGTAAACACAACGACAAGGCAACATATCACCCCGACCAGAAAAGCACCGCCAAGCAAGGGGTCTAAGTCCTGTATGAGAACTGCGGCAAAACACAGGCTCAAAATAAGCGCAAGAAATAATGCAATTCCCATGTTTACCCCTTAAATAAATGGTCAACATTAATGACTTGTTCACTATCAAGCCACGTCCAAACATCAAAACACGGGCAGTCCTTAATCCATTCATTTGGTGTAATTGTGCCGTCACCGTTGATGTCCGGACTCAAATCACGATGTCCACAAATGCGTGCACTGGGATATTCGCTTTCCAGTTTTTGCAATAATTTGTGCAGGGCAATCCATTGTTTTTCGGTGTATTTACCGTAGTTTTTACCGCTTGCGTCAATACCACCTACAAGGCAAATGCCGACCGAATATTGATTATGACCTTTCACATGCGCACCGATTTCGCCAACCATTCGGCCTGTTTCAACCGTGCCGTCAGTGTCAATTACAAAGTGATAACCAATATTAGGCAGGTGCGGGTTGAATTTTTTGGCTAAAATTGGGTCGCGTTTAAAGCCGCGTTGTGAGTGCCAGTCATTAATACGTTGAGCGGCGGTTTGTGTTGCCGTGCGTAATGATTTGCCGTTTTTTGTGGCAGAACAGTGGATCACGATTTTGGTGATGGGCAGGGATAAAGACATAAAAAAACTCCTTCTAAGTGAACTTAAAAGGAGTTTAAAACGGATGTGGTTTTATTGATTTTAAAGTGATTTAAAGACGTTATTTGCGCATAAATGCAAATTCTTTCATTACTTCGCCCATATTAATACTTTCAGGCAGCGGAAGCCCAAATGTGTCTTTATAATTGCCTAGCATTGACACATATTTCAATTCTTCATCGTATAGGCTCATAGCTTTGCCATTGAGAGCATAGAAGCGTTTAACAGGATCTTTTACTTTATCATAATAAAAAACATACAACGATGATGGCGATTGCCCAATGGCAATGTAATTGCACGCTAGATAATAATGCTCTCCAATTTTTCTACTTTCACAAGTCGCAGCTTTATCACTGTCTTTAGGAAGTAGTTTATAAAGATTTAGTTTTACATCTGATATTTCTGATGATGTTGGAGCGTTTGAGTCTTGTTCCTCTGAACAAGAGGATAATAAACAAGCAAGCGCACCTGTTAAAAGCATAGAGAGTATTTTTTTCATTATTTATCCCTTAAATTGGCAAAAGCAATGTACTAATAATACCTTTAATTTAATTTTATTCATATAAAAAACGCCCTTTCGGACGTTTTTTCTCACTTTTAGCGGTTACGCATTGCCAAACATATCAAACTGACGTCTTGCGATTTCTTCTTTTGTGATTTTTTTCACTATCTGATAAATCCACTGCATTGATACGTTGTATTTTCGTGCGAGTTCACGGTGATTTGTGCCGTTGAATTCTTGATAAATCTTCCGGTCACGCTCGTTTAGCAATAAAACAAGGTTGCGTGGGATATAAATCACCTCACCGCCCCAGCATTGCGCTATATGATTTGCCACTTCAATGCTGATTTGCTGGGCGAGTTTTGGCTCAATATCAGCGATTTTTTCTTTAATTTTTACTTCTGTATGCTTTGCTAAATCCGCCAAAATTTCAGGCGCTTTTTCATTAAACGTTTCAATTTGCTCATTGGTTGCATTCAACATAGCCACCTCTACTGGTTGGACGATCACTATTGTTCAAAATTATAGCGATTTTACAAAGCGTTGTGCGGATTATTTTTGCAAGTCAAGTCTTTGCTTAAAAATAATTACTTGATTTATAAATAAAAAAACCCCCCCTTCGCGGGGTTAAAAAAAAATTTTTTTTTTTTTTTTTTTTTTCCTTTTTT